CACTAGGCCCATCATTATCATTTCAGATGTGTTAAATATATCAAGCATTTTCTTTTGTCTCTTTCTTTACTAATTTTAACAAGTCGGCAGTACTGCCAACAAATAATGCGTTAGTAACGTTTTGAGCTTTGGTAACTTCCTGTCTATCCCCAGCATTTTCTAACTTTTGTTTCTTTTGATGCAATTCCATTAATGTTCCTTGTGTATCGGTCATATTTTTGAGTAATTGACCGAAAACCTCAAAGGCTCTAGGAGATTCTTCTGCTTTTGCAATTTCTAAAAGTTCTCCCATTGCATCTCTACCCTTTTCAATTATGTCATAAAGATTTTCACGAGCATATTGAAAGTCGTTGTCTTTAGTGTCATCTTCGTTTACGACAATGGGCACTCTACTATCTATATCATCTACGACTTGAACTTCTTTTTCAGAAACATCTTCTACTAAATCTAAATGTTTCTCAATTCGATGTTCAACTAATTTTTCAGTTTTCATTAACTATCAGTTCCAGCTACTGGATCATGTGTTTCGCCATGTGGAAAAAATTCAAACGTTTCACTAAATCCAAAATCATCATCCGTTAACGCTGTTGTGTCTTTTGGTGTTACTGTTGTTCTTGTAACTGTTGCACCAGCAGAAGAAGCTTCTTCGGATGCTTCTGACAACAAACGTATTCTAGTAGACTCATCTACTTCATGAGAATCTAAAATCATAAAATTTGTACTATAAGAGGTACTATCTTCTGATACAATATATACTGGTTCTGCTGAAGCAGCTGCAGACATAAGATGTGTATCTACTGTTGAAGAAGTAATAATTTTTGCGTTATCTACTATATTTGGATATAGATAACCCTTCATAGAAAAGTTAAGTGTCCAAATAATAGAACGTCTTGTTGCAAAATCTCCTTCGTATGTATCTTCGCTAGAAACACTAGAAAGTACTAAAGGTATATCCATTTTTATGTCCATACCAGAAATTAGAGTCATTGTTATTGTAAATTCTGGTGTGAAAAATGGAAGTATTTGTTCTAATATTTGTGTTCCATCTTCTGCATTTTTAACAAAAATATAAAGAGAAAAATCATAATTATAAGGAACAGGATTGTATTGTTTCTTGAGTCCTGTAGTTCCTTTTGCTACATTTCTACCAATAGTATTGAGTTTTCTCGCGCTATCATAAGACATCGATGTCAATTCAAATCCCATTCTTGGAACAGTCAAAGCTACAGCTGAACTAAGGCTTGGGTCTGAAGTAATCCTCGCTAACATCTTATCCTTTGGCCCATAAGACAAAGGAATTTTGACTACTTCTGTTACCTCATCGGAGCTATTCGTTCTACGAACTTCAATAGTATTGAATAGTGTTCCAAATGCAACCACCATTTTTCTTGAGGTTTGGTGGTAAAAATATGTTCCAAACATTACGGATTATCTCCAAATGGATTTCCTTCAGAAAAATCGAATACTGAATCTGCATCAATCTCAAACTGTTTATTACTTGAAGTTTTATCTTCTGTTCCATCATCTATCGATTGTAATGTAGTAGAAGTTTCATCAGTTGTTTGCTTAGTTGAATATGTTCCAGTAGCAGTACTTGTTGCTCCTGTCAATATTTCGTTCAAAGTAAAATTTCCTGTCATATTGATGAGGTACAAATAACTCGTAGTAGAATCCCATCTTGCAACTTCTCCTGTAATAGCAGATGTTCCGCCTGTAACAGTTTCACCAACTGTGAAAGTTCCAGATACACTAGATAACTCAAAGGTACGAACAAAAGATTGTTGTCTTTCTACTACATCTATGTCATCAATTCCTGTATCCAATGCTTCATCGGAATATGTGAAGAGTTCACAAGTAAGGTCAAACGTGGGTAATGCACCATTCTGATAAAATGGTGTTTCATGTTCAACAAAAGTAATCTGAAAAAGTTTACTAGTGAGTGGAAAGTAAATCAAATCTCCTTCTTTTGGGCGAGTTCCTATATCTAATCCTTGCCAAGCTCTTCGTGCTAAAGAAAAAACTATTTGATCCCGAACTTCCAAACCAAATTTGGAAATTAAATCCCCTTCTCCCTCAAATCCATCGACAGATTTTATGTACATTTCTATCGAATAAGCATCCTTAAACTCTGAGATAGAATCTTCACCAAGTATAGTATCTTCGTTTACCAATGTTCTAGGAATGTAAGAAACATCGTGTCCATACACTTGTATAGATTCTGTTACAAGTGAATGTAAAAGTTCCTGTTCATTCTTCGCATCGAAATTACGAAAATATGAGTTAGTAGCCATTCGGTTATCCTAAGTAGAAATTTAGAGGCAATTCATATTTGAGTGATAGTTCCTCTTCGTGTTTATCCAGTTCCGCAGTTGCATCATCATAAATCTGTCTTCCATTCAATGTTATTCCGCCTGGTAATTGAACACCATCATATTTCAACATATTCTGACCCCATTGTTTCTTGAACAATGAAGTTGTATATTTCTTGAGAAAAATATCATTATACATTTCAGTATAAGAACTTCCATCAATTTTCTTCAAGACCAATGCAACAACAGCATCTCCAATTTCTACAGCTGTATCCCAATCCATATCAATATGAAGTTTGTCTGTCAGTCTATTGAAACGAATTTGTCTTGATTCTGCGCCCGAAAATACCTGAGTTAAAAGAGCAAGATTTTGTCTACCTTGAACATATGTACTTAAACCACCACCTTCTTTGAGTAAATTAGGTAGTTCGTTCAAACGAAATTGATATTCAAAAGAGAACATATCATTGGATGACAATCCCTTACTTACTGGAAGTACATCCTGTACTCCTATGATGGTATCATCTACTGTTAATGATTTTGTGTCTATATTTCCAAAAGAAACTGCTGTTGCTTGTGTTCCGTGTACTGTTCCTGTTGCACCAGAAGATGACCCTGTAACTGTTTCTCCGGCAGCAAATGTATTAGCTGTTGTGTTAGCTGCACGAATACCATTACCATCTTTATGTGTGTGGAATTTTAAAACTGTATCACTTGTTCTTTCGTGAATAATCGCTGTTGCATTCGATGAACCACCAGTAATAGTTTCATCTGCTATAAATGTTCCTGTTGCAGAAGACGCAAAAGTAAGTGTACTTGCTGCTACTTGTTCAACTAAAAATGCTCTTTCTGTTCCATCAAAATGATACTCTTGGAACAATTGAACAGATTCCGCAATCATATCACTCATTTGTTCATCTGCGAGGTTCACATCGATAACTGGTTTGCCGAGTTTTCGGAGACAATATTCTTGTAATTCTGCTGTTGATGCTGGTGATGTAGCTGACATATTTTTTATCCGTTGTTAATTTCAGCAGAAGCTTCTACTGTAATGAGTCCTTCTGCAAGTCGTTCTTTGGTTGTTCCATCGCTTTGTGTATATGTAAGACTATAGTAGTATTTTCCCTCGGCGAGATCCGCTGTTTGGGTTGAAGTCAACGAAAAAGTACAGTTTGCACCAGTAAGAGAAGTTGAAAATGATTGGGGTTCGGCTAATATATTATCTCCCATATCACCTCCAATACCATCTGTACTGTCTAACAATATATCTCCACCAATAGAATCTTCTAATTTGAGAGTGGGAGAGTAAGAGAAATTCTTGACTATTGAGCCCGAAACTGTACCAGAGGAAATGGTTACGGCTGTAGAAGATGAGTTTTCTGCTCCTATCGTCTTTTCAAAGGTAGCGCCTTGGTCTATAATGTAGTTTTGTGACTTCTTTTTTAATGTCAACGCCATATCTTTTATCCGTTCTATAACTATTTTATATATATGTGAGTCAGAGAAAAGCGCAAACTTTCCTCTGTTAGTATTTATCATCACTCACATTTATAACAAAACGGAAACGACTATTATAGGATTTTTGTTTTTTCGTGTCCTATTCGGAGAGTTGGATCGACCCACACATCAAATCCTGCTTCTCTTGCTCTCATACAGAATTCAACATCATCCCAAACAAACTCTTCCCAATTATACTGGGGCCATGACTGTTTTCGTGGGTAAAAGTAAGGATATTTCATTTTCTCAAACACACCATACTTGACTAACATCCAGCCCATTCCAGTATAATCTGCTTTGAAAAGTTTTCCTTCTTTTCTATCTATGGTTTTTTGATTTAAAAAAGGATAATGCATCCATTGTTCAAAGAATTCTTCATCCATTGTTTCAAC